CCAATTTCGCACAGGTCAATGACGTACTGGTAATATTGATGGCGCACCCCACTAAGCTCCACAAGAACAAGGACGGAGTCATCGAGCCACCAACCCTCTACGACATCAGCGGATCTGCGCACTTTTTCAACAAGGCAGACTTCGGCATCGTGGTACACCGAGACAGACCAAACAACACGGTGCTGGTTTCGGTCGAAAAGGTCAAGTTCAGACACCTCGGAGAGTGCGGAACAGCCACTTTCAAGTACAACATCAACAACGGACGATACAGCCCCTACACTGCAGGATTAGAACCGAACTGGGACAACACCAACCACCTCGTCGAGGACGCGAAACAGAAAGCCAACGACGCAGCAGAAGCCGCACGCTTCGACTTCGACGACTACCCATTCAGCACCTCGACAGAAGAATGCCCATTTTAACGACCATAACACCACCAAATAACAGCATTATGAACAAAAACAACAGCAACAGCGCACCCAGAGACCCCACCAAATACGAGGTAGGAGACTACGTAGCCTTCGACTGGGGTAGCCGCGTCCTTTACGGCACAATCGCACAAAAGCCTTGGGGACAGAGAGATAACTTCGTAATCAAGGACAAAGCAGGACGCGAATACAGCGTGCAACCTTGGCGAGTTTTCAAGAAGACCAAAAAGTGCAAACAAAAATAAATCAAACAACAATAAATCAGCGCAGAAGACAATGAACAGAATGCAAATCAACAAAGCCGCAGACGAGTGGCTCATGAAGAACCAGCAGCGCAGAGCCGTGCTTAACGTGGTCGGCGAGCTGGACAGCAACAACGAACCACACCTCTCCATGACGGTAGGAGGAAACGCCTACCTACTCCGGGACGCAATCATGGCAGCAATGGCGAAGCACCCCGGAGTCCACACGATCATAAAAGAGGCGGTGGACGAATTCACGAAATATCAACAATCAAAAAATTAAAGCTATGGCAAATTACAGCATGAAGCATGACCTCCTAAAATTGCAGGGGGCATTCGTAACGAACATTCAAGGCAGAACCGCCACCAAGAGATGCCTTTGCATTCCCATCGACGAGAGCGGACTGGTTCTGGGACAAAAGGGCTGCTACATGAGCAGCGTCGCCATTGAGATGCGCGACCCCAAGTACACCGACACGCACTGCATCAAGATTGACCTGCCCAAGGAGCAGAAAGAAGCCATGACGGACGAGGAGCTGAACGCCCTGCCTATTATTGGCGGATTGCACGCCATAGAGCGCAAGGTGGACTCCATGCCCGTCACCGGGAACGTAGCTGCGCCCTTCGGAGAATGCCCATTCTAACGACAGGAAGCCATGGAGACAGACAAGCACGGCAACATGATCCGGTGGCGCATCGAGCTTGACCGCCGACCGGAGGGAGAACAGGAGACGGAACACAACGTCTTCGAGACAGACAGCAAGGAGACCGCCAAGAGGTTCGTCGATGAGCTGCAGGAGAACCCGACGGTCGCCAGAGTTCAGCTCATCCGGATGGTGTACCGCCCCACACAGGAGCAGCCACCACGATGGCAAGAGCCGGAGCTGAAGACGGTGCTGAGGGTGGACATGGAATAGCAGCCACCGGAAGCCACAGCAGAGCCTAACTAAGGGCAAGCACACAGACAAGGGGAGCAATCCCCTGTCTGTCGTGTAGCCCATTTCAAAAACGCGCAGAAATGCCCCTAATTTCGACGACATGACAAAAGACAATAAAGTAACCACCCGAAGCCGCAAAACGCAGCAGAGCGCAAATAAACAGCCAATGCGCGACTTTTTCACGACCTTGTGCCACTCCGACCTCCACGTCGAGTGCGTCAAGGAGTTCAAGTTCCACCCCACGCGCAAGTGGAGGTTTGACTACGCCATCCCCCAATACAAGATAGCCCTTGAAGTCGAGGGCGGAGTTTGGAGCGGAGGACGACACACCTCCCCAAAGGGCTTCTTGAACGACATGGAGAAGTACAACACAGCCACGCTAATGGGTTGGCGAGTTTTCCGCACCATTCCGGACGAATTGCTGACAAACACCACGCTGAGCCTGCTCAGAGAGGCAATGAAGACGGAAATAACCGCCCCCGGAGCGAGTTTGAACGCCCAAGAGTGATTATAATATAAACATTTTAAGTACCTTTGCACTAAAAGAATAAACAACAATTATGGACACAGAAAGAATCAAGCTGACGCAGATTAACATCAACGCAGCGAACCCAAGAACAATCAGCCCGGAGCAACAAGCCAAGCTGGTCAAGAGCCTGCTGGTCTTTCCGGAGATGCTGGAGATCCGTCCCATTGTTATCGACGAGAGCTACACCGCACTCGGAGGCAATATGCGCTACCGAGCGTTGACAGCCATCTCCGAGATGCAACCAGAAGACATAGAGCGCACGCTCAACGACTGCGAGACCTTCGACAAGAAGACCGACGCGGAGAAGACCATCCTGCTGGAGCATTGGCAGAACTGGCTGCTGCAGCCCACAGCCATCATCGTCCGTGCCGACAAGCTCACAGAAGCCCAGAAGCGAGAGTTCATCATCAAGGACAACGTCGGCTACGGCGAATGGGACACCAAGATGCTCGACGAGGAATGGGACGCAGCAGACCTCGCAGATTGGGGATACGGCGACTTCGACGAGCAACCGGAGGAGGGCGAAGCACAGGAGGACGACTTCACCAATGAGGAGGCAGAGAACGCACCCACCAGATGCAACAGCGGCGACGTTTGGCTGCTGGGACGACACAAGCTGATGTGCGGAGACTCCACCAAGGAGGAAGACGTAGCCAAGCTGATGGGAGGCGCACAGGCAGACCTCCTGCTCACAGACCCACCATACAACGTCAACTACGAGGGAGGCACAAAGGACAAGATGACCATCGCCAACGACAACATGGACGACGCGAGCTTTGTCGCCTTCCTTACGGACGCATTCATGGCAGCGGACAAGGCAATGAAGCCCGGCGCAGCCTTCTACATTTGGCACGCCGACAGCAAAGGCTGGGAATTCCGGAGCGCACTCCACAACGCCGGGTTCACCCTTCGCGAGACGCTGGTATGGGTCAAGAACGCCCTCGTCCTTGGCAGACAAGACTACCAGTGGAAGCATGAGCCATGCCTTTATGGGTGGAAAGACGGAGCAGCGCACTACTTCATCGAAGACCGCAGCCAAAGCACAGTCTTTGAAGACGCAGGCGTGGATTACAAGAAGCTCAAGAAAAGCGAGCTGCTGGCATTGGTACAACAGCTCACCGCCCCGAAGACGGAGACAACGGTGCTGTACGAGGACAAGCCGACGCACAACGACATCCACCCGACCATGAAGCCCGTCCGTTTAATGGGACGACTGATCAAGAACAGCGCAAGACCGCAGGAGAACGTACTCGACCTTTTCGGAGGCAGCGGCAGCACCCTAATCGCGTGCGAGCAGCTCAACCGAACCTGCTACATGATGGAGTTCGACCCGAAGTATTGCGATGCCATACTTGCCCGATGGGAGAAGCTCACCGGAGAGCAAGCCGAATGTTTAACCAGAAGCACCGAAGACGACCATGAGTAAGATGCAGACACAACGCCGCAACCAAATCAGACTGGCGCGATTGGAGATAGTCTCCCAGCTTTACCTGCGCCAGAACAGCGTGCGCCAGATACGCGCAGAGGTCATGAAGCGGCTCGACCTAAAGACCTACTCGACAGAGACCGTCCACAAGGACATCAAGTACATCCTTCACGAATTGCAGGAGCAGCGACTGGACAACGCAGAGTACAACCTTCAGCTGGAGCTGGAACGCATAGACGAGACCTGCCGCGAGCTTTGGGAGCAATGGGAGAAGTCCAAGCAGGACTGCGTCCACATCGAGAAGAAGCGCAAAGGAACGCCCGGACTGGGCAACGACGGCAGCACCAAGACGACGCAGCTGGAGACCAAAGAAAGCACCCATGCAGGACTTGGCAATGTCGCCTACATCGCGGAGATCCGACAGCAGCTGCAGGAGCGACGCAAGCTCCTCGGTCTGTATGCACCGGAGAAGCGCGAGGTCGCCGGAGAGATGTCATTCGCAGCCATGCTCATGGAGAGCGGAATGCTGGACGAGGCAGAACAAGGCGCACAGCAAAGCGAATAAAGCCGCGTGTTCGCTCGCTTTCGGAAGGATGGAACAAGTGAACCTCCCGGAGCGCAAAACGCGACAGACGCGATATTTCAAGTAAATAACTCAAGCAAGACAGCCCATGGCAAAGAAGAACAACATCGATATGCACCAGCGAGGAATCGACCTCCTAAATTCATGGCGAGCGGACTGGAACAAGTTCATCCGCGAAGCATTGGGAGCGAACCTCGACAAGGAGCAGCAAGCCATAGTCGCGTCCGTGCAGCACAACCCCCGAACCTCCGTAACTTCGGGAACAGCACGAGGCAAAGACTTTGTGGCTGCCTGCTGCGCCGTTTGCTGCCTTTACCTTACCCCCAGATGGAACAGCCGCAAGGAGTTGATCGAGAACACCAAGGTAGCCCTAACCGCCCCGACAGACCGACAGGTAAAGAACATCATGATGCCGGAGGTGAGTCGCCTTGTTGACAGAGCCAAGCAGAGAGGCATCGTTCTGCCCGGCGTGGTTACCACAGACCGCATCCGCACCGACAACAAAGAATGGTTTCTCACAGGCTTCAAAGCCGACGAGCAGAACCACGAAGCATGGTCGGGTTTCCACGCCGTCCACACGATGTTCATCATCACGGAGGCTTCCGGTATATCAGACAACATATACGACGCAATAGAGGGAAACCTGCAAGGCGACAGCCGCATCCTGCTGGTCTTTAACCCCAACACCACCATCGGCTACGCAGCCAGAAGCCAAAAGGGAGACCGCTGGCAGAAGTTCAGACTCAACAGCCTCACCGCCCCCAACGTGGTGGAGAAGCGCATCATCATACCCGGACAGGTGGACTATGCGTGGATAGCCGACAAGCTCCAGACTTGGTGTACGCCAATCAAGGAGAGCGAGCGGCAGGACGAGCTGGACGACTTCTGCTTTGAGGGGCAATGGTACAGACCGGAGGACTTATTCCGGAAGAAAGTACTGGGCAAGTTCCCAAAGGTTTCAGAGGACGTACTGATACCCCAGCAATGGATCGAGGCAGCGCAGGAACGCTGGGTCGCCAACGGAGGCAACGCGGTCTCAGAACAGGAAGCCAGGGTTCTGGGCGTGGACGTCGCAGGCATGGGACGAGACGCAACCTGCTACGTCGAGCGCACCGGAGCATGGTGCAGCACCTTCGACTGCCACAATTCCGGAGGAACGGCAGACCACATGGAGGTAGCCGGACAGATTATCGCCAGACGCAGAAGACACCCACTGATGCACGTCGCAATAGACACCATCGGCGAGGGTGCTGGCGTTTACAGCCGCTGCGTCGAGGTCGAAGACCACCCGGAGTACATCATCAGCTGCAAATACAGCGCAGCAGCCAAAGACCACCTCGACAAGGAGCTTCACGACATTACAGGCGAGTATCGCTTTGCAAACCTCCGCGCATACCTGTTCTGGTGCGTCCGCGACTGGCTCAACCCCAAGAACGAGACCGGAGCAATGCTGCCACCGGATGAGCGGCTCCTTGAGGAGGCGACAGAGATACGCTGGTCGTTTCGCAGCGACGGCAAGATCATCATCGAACCCAAGGAGGACATCAAGAAGCGACTGAACCGAAGCCCCGACCGCTTCGATGCCCTCGCCAACACCTTCTACCCGACCAAAAAGCGGAAGACAATCGACCTCCGCAGACTTCAGCAATTAGTATAAACATTCAAAAACAAATCAGCAATGCCAGCAATTAAAGACATCCTAAGCGGAACAGGAACGGAGCGCGAGAAGATACTCGCACTCAAGGAGAAGACCATCAACGTCCCGATTTGGGGCGGCAAGAACGGTCTGCTTTTCCAGTACGACCCGACAAAGCACCCGGTAATGAACAAAGCCGAATACCCGGACGTGGTAAAGGACAACGGCGTGGAAAAGGTAACACGCATCACCCTCGACTTCCAGAGGCTCGCCACCAAACGCATGAGCGAGCTGGTATGCGGCATCCCCGTCAAGCGCATATACAAGCCGGAGAACGACACCCAGAAGCAAATCGCCGCCTACCTTGAGGCGATATTCGAGCGCAACCGCATCGACAGCGTCAACAACGAGCGCACGGTTTACCTTTTCGGCAGCTGCGAGGTCTTCACCCTTTGGTACGCCATAGAGCAGAAGAACGCCATCTACGGCTTCGACAGTCCCCTTAAATTGCGCTGCCGCAGCTTCAGCCCGATGTTGGGCGACGAACTATACCCCTACTTCGATGAGTACGGAGACATGATCGCCATGAGCATCGGCTACACCCGGAAGATAGGGCGCAAGAGCGTCCAGTTCTTCGACACCTACACCGAAGACCGCCACATCAAGTGGAGCAACGAGACAGGCGACTGGGGCGTGGTCGAGGACGAGAACACAACCCTACTCAAGATACCCGGCGTTTACGCATACCGCCCGACACCAGTATGGGAGGACACCAGCCGCAACATTTACGAAATGGAATGGGCATTGAGCCGCAACGGAAACTACCTGCGCGAGAACAGCAAGCCCCGTTTTATCGTTTTTGCGGACGACATCATCAGCTACGGCGACGAGAAAAGCCCGAACCAAGAGTTCAAAGCCGTCATGCAGTACCCCAAAGGCAGCACCGCGCAATACGTCACATGGCAGCAGGCAATCGAGAGCCTAAAGTTCTACATCGAGCAGCTCCGCAGCCTGTTCTTTACCCAGCTTCAGCTCCCGGATTGGAGCTACGAGAAGATGAGCCAGCAAGCCCTCTCCGGAGAGAGCCGCAAGCAGATGTTCATCGATGCGAAGCTCAAGGTCAAGGACGAGAGCGGACGACTGCTGGAGTTTTTCGACCGCGAAATCAACGTGGTGAAAGCCTACCTAAAGCTCATGCTGGGCGAAAAGTACCACAAGGACATCGACGCACTCAAGGTCGAGAACGAGATAACCCCATTCAGCATCAACGACGAAAAGGAGACCATCGACAACCTGCTCGCCGCCAACGGAAACCAGCCAATCATCTCCCAGAGAGACTCAATCGAGATGCTCGGATGGAGCGACAACCCAGACAGAACACTCCAAGAGATCCAAGAGCAGAACAAGCTCGAAGATTTCGGATTAGTGGAATAGCCTCATGAGACGGACACCGAAGAAAGCACTACAGGAACAACCGCAGCACCGCTGCCGGGATTGCGCCCACTCATACGACTGGCACAGCAAAGCCCTTGACGGACACCTCATCCTTTGCCGCTGCCGCTTCGACGAGAAGACGGAATACGGCAGATGGTGCAAGTTCCTATCCGACCCGGAGTGCGCACATTTCAAACAACGACTAACACCAGAACCAGATGCCGAAGCCCAGTGAATACGACAAGACCCACCTCCGCAACATGGCGGCGATGGGAACACGCATAGACCGCATCTTCAAGAAAGCAACAGAGGAGGCGGCGAAGATTGGTGTGTCGATTAAAGACATCGACCCGGACAAAATATTCAGCTTCGATGACTACCCGGAGACAAAGAAGCAGATAGAACGCCTTCTGACCGCACTCAAGGAGACCACCGAGAAGACCATCGTCAACGGTGTCCGCTCAGCATGGACGCTATCCAACAACAAGAACGACGCGATGGCAGAAAAGGTCTTCGGCAGGGACGCAGACAAGCTCCCACCGGAGGTGCGCATGAAGTACTTCAACAACAACGAGAGCGCACTGCAGGCATTCCTTGCACGCCAGCAGAACGGATTGAACCTCAGCGACCGCGTATGGAAGTACACAAACGCCTTCAAGCAGGAGATAGAGCTGGGGCTGGATTGCGGCATCCGCTCCGGCAAGGACGCACCAGCCATGGCGAGAGAGCTGAAGCAATACCTCCAGTACCCGGACAAGCTCTTCAGACGAGTGCGCGACGAGCATGGGTTGCTCCAGCTATCGAAAGCCGCCGCAGACTTCCACCCCGGCAGGGGAGTGTACCGCTCCAGCTACAAGAACGCGCGACGACTGGCAGCCACCGAGACCAACATCGCATACCGCACCAACGACTACCTGCGCTGGCAGCAAATGGACTTCGTGGTCGGCATTGAGATACAGCTCAGTAACAACCACACCATCCTGCTCCAGCCCGGAGAGAAGACAGACGACGCAAGCCAGCAGCGAGCCGATGGCTCACCAAAGGCGAATGCCGTCCGCCCCTTTACGGACATTTGCGACACCCTCGCCGGACGCTACCCCAAGGACTTCAAGTTCACCGGGTGGCATCCCCATTGCCGCTGCCGAGCCATCACGATCCTAAAGACGGAGGAGGAGATGGCGAAAGACAACGAAGCCATTCTCAACGGAGAGGAGGTCTCCACCCAGAGCGAGAACTCTGTCAAGGACGTGCCGCAGGCTTTCAAAGACCACGTGCTGAAGTACGGCGAGCGCATAGAGAACACCGCCCCCGGCAGGTTGCCCTACTACATACAGGACAACCGCAAGAGGGTGGACAAGCTGCTGGGTTTGAACAACGAGCCGCAGCGCACACCGCAAGAAATAGCCGCAGAACGCCACGCTAACCGCACGGAGCAGGACAAACAAGGAATTCAGCAGGCATGGAACGAAAGCCGCTTAAACAGCCTCCAAGAAGCCATAAACAACGGATACCTACCGGAGGAGTGCAAGGCTCGACTGGCGGAGTTGGCAAAGCTCAACACACCGGAGCATTTCGACGAGTTCCAAGCCCAAATCAAGACCCTGCAAGCACAGGCGCAACGACACGCCGCTCGCACGCCACAGGACATCGCCGACATCAAGGCTCGATGGGAGAAGCGCGTCTTCATCAACGACAAGATACGACGAGACGCAGACCGCGTGCTTACATTGGCGAAGTCATACAGCGAGGTGGACTACGCGCAGCTTGAGAAGCTCATCGCCCAAGGCAAGCTCGCGGAGATGGACGCAGAGACACAAAAGGTTCTCCAAGCCCTCAAGGATATGCGAGAGCAGGAACGCGCACTCGAAGACCTTATCCCGGATGTTCACAAGTGGCACAAGCAGTTCACCCTTGCAGAGCTACAGGAGGCACACAAGAGCGTTGAGGACACCATCGCATTCTGGCAAACCAAATACGGAGCGAACCTCGCAGCCGGGACGAACCTCGAAACGCTCCAGACAGAGCTGGAGAAGAAAATCAAGTTCGTGGAGAACCCCGGAGCATACAAGGCAGGGGCTGTTCAGTCGAAGACATGGCAGGTCAAGCAGAGCGCATACATGAAGCACGCAGACCAGACATATCAGAAGATCAAGATTATCAAGGCAACAGAGCAATACGAGGAATTGGCGAAGTTCAAGACGACTTCAAAGGATTTCAATCTCTATTTGCAGCAAGCCAAGGAAGCCCTCGACAACGGAGATACAATAACCGCCAACTACAAGCTGTCACTGGCAAACTACAAGAAAGCCACACTGGAAGCAAGACGCAAGACATCCGTAACAAGCATTGCCGCCAATTTCGACGCAGCAGACTACACAGAAGAAGCGAAAAATAACGCCATATGGTGCAAGACCGCAAAGGCATCGCATAAGAACTGGGATGCAGACAGCGAAGCAGCATGGAATGGAGCGACCTCCGGAGAGCGAAAAGGCTGGCGAGATTACACAGCAGGCAGTGGACACATGAATCGACCATTGCGTGGATACGATAAAAACCGAAACCCACACTTAAAAGCATGGGCTAAAGAGAATTTTGTCGGAGTTGGCAGCGTAGACCTTGACCTTGAGGGCGGAGAAGCCAACATTCGCAACCTTTACAACCTTTTGGAGAGATGCACATTTGACACAAACAGGTGGCTGCAACGAGGCATCGAGACATGGGACGGCTTCGAAGGATTTCTCGGATTTTCAAAGCCGGGACAGAGCGTAACCAGAGAACAGGTTCGAGCAATGGTAGGCAAGGAAGTGACCGACCACGCATTCATGTCCTGCGGTTCAGCAAAGGGAACAGGTTTCAACGGCGTAATTTTGAATATTTATTGCCCCAAAGGAACAAAAGGCTTATACGCCTGCCCACATTCATGCTATGGAGACTACGAAAACGAGACCATTCTCCAACTTGGTACGAAGTTCAGAATCACCAAGGTAGAATGCCCGGACAGAGGCAACGTTTACATCGATTTGGAAGTGATTGGATACGAGAAGCATCCGCTGCTCAAATAACACAGAAAGCCCCGACTGATACAAAGACCAGCCGGGGCTTTTTTAGAGTTTTGAATATTTTTCAACGTACCACCTTTTGAAGTCACCGCCTTCGTCCCAATGCGAGAAGCGATTAAAGAGGAACGCCTTCAGAGTTGCAGGACGACCATCCATGGATTGAAAATCGGACAGCCCGGCATCAATGAATTCACGAATCATGGAAGACAAAACCTGCGACTTTTCGCAATTTTCGTCAACGAAAGCAGCATCGGCAAAGGAGACCCAAGCAGCCTCCCAGTTCCAGAGCTGAGCCTTCTCCGGAACTTTACCTTCGAAAGGGTTCTGCGCCTCCCCTTTGAAGAAGCGGCAGAATTGCAGAAGTTTAGATTTACTCATAACCAAACGTTTTATAGAATTCAAGAACAACAGCCTGCATGGAGTCCGGAAGCCGGGACAGGGCTTCATCGGCGATAGGCTGAGGGATGCCGAAAGCAGCCTCCGCCATAGCACCGACAATAGCACCGAGGGTGTCCGAGTCACCGCCATAGAGAACGGCACGACGGATAGCGTCCTCGAAGCCGGAGCTTGCACGCAGGAGAGAGAAAGCCAGAGGCACGCAGCCTTGACAGGTCTCATCGAAGAAGCCCGGAGCAGGCAGATGAGCAGCCCAGTCAGAGCCATAGAAGCGAAGCATCACCTGCTCGCATTCGGCAAGAGCGTCACCACGGAAAGCATGGAGACGAAGCCGCCAGCAGATAAGAGCCGTGACCATCGCCCCGACAAGACCCTCCGGATGGTTGTGGGTGCATTGAGCGGTGGCAATGGCAAGACGGATGCACTCGGCTTCAGAGTGAGCCACCATAGCCACAGGCGAGACACGCATGGCTGCACCATTGCCCCAGCTGAAGTACGGCTGCGGATCGGGAGAAGCGAGCCAGCGATTGAAAGAGCCACCATACGCCCCCTTCGGGTTCGGGAACAGGTGACACCAGTTAAGGAGCGACGGAGCGAAGTCCAAACGCTCCCCGGCAAGGAGAGCATCCGCAACAGCCACCGTGCAGATAGAATCATCCGTGAAGCTGCACCCAGAGGAGAACAGCGGAAAGCGCGGATTATGCGTATTTGAGAATTCATACGGCGAACCAACGATGTCGCCAATTATTGCGCCTAACATACTAATTTCAAGTAATTTAATGCAAAGTTACGATTTTATTTTCAATAATAGTTCTCGCAAGGGCTTCTTTTTCGATTTAAGCCGCTTTTCGAGACCGGGACAGGGAAACACCCAGTCCAGAGGAAGAACGCGGAATTAGACCCGGTTCTGACGCTTACAGAAGACCTTCTCGCGACGGATGATGACCTTCTCGCTTTGGTACACGCCCCCGGAGGGGAGCTTCAGATTGTAGAGGCGACCCAGACCACATCCGATTTGCTCGACGGAGAACAGGTCGTAGATGGCAGCCAGCGACGAGAACAGAAACAGACGCTGGCGAGGATGCTCGGCGAGAGGAGCGAAGAAGAACACCACGCTGTACACGAAGCGGTCGCCGGGTTCATTTTGGTGCGGCATTGAGCCGCCGGAGGTACGATTTGAGTCCATAGCTACGAATTTTTTAACGCCCACCACCCAGCGAGAACCACAGGCGGAACACCCAAAAGATAACCGGGGCGAGGGCTTTTTTTATCCCGTAAGGGATTTTTTTATATGGTTATAACATAACCAATATATATCCTTTCTTTTCTTTTATTTTAGGCTTATCTTCGCTAATCTTTTTGCAAAATTCGCTTATCCAAGATAACCGAAAGATAACCGAAGATAACCGAAAAGATAAGCGAATCGGTTATCTTTTGAGGGAAAACACGACCGGAAGCCGGAAGACCGAAAAACGCGAAAAACGACGAAAAACAGCCAAAATCACCGCGACGGAGATAACCGACATAACCGACAGATAACCCAGACATAACCGAATCGGTTATCTTTTGCTTATCAGAAGACCTCCTGCCCCAAGATGGCTTCTTGGATACGGATAGCCACCTGCACGCAAGACTCGTGCGACAGAGGGAGACCTTCGCAGAATTCCCTGCACATTTCACCAGCCGGACGCTCCGAGAGAGGAACGCGGAAGTCGCGGTTCGCGTTTTCAACGTAAGCCAAGACCACAGGCGATAGGGGGAGGTAGGAGGCGATGACATCAGCATCGACATCCAGAACAGAGGAGAGAGCAGCGACCTGCTTTTGAACATCATCGACGAAGCCTTCAAGGACTTCACCGGGGTGGAAGTTTTTCCAGAGCCAGTTCTCGAAATCGAGCTGGGCGCGGACGGATTGGATTGTTTGCATAGCGATAAAATTTTTATTTGAGGTAAAACGTAAAGACGATCCCACGGCGCAATTTGCACACCGTTTTGTCATGATTGCGGTCGCGATAGGAGCGAGCCACGAACTTATAGAACAGCTCCTCGCCGATAAGACGGATAGCACCGGACACGCCGACGAGGGTGTTTATTTTGCGATTTTCGGCATCGCGACCGTACACCTTGATGAGGAAGTCCCGATTGATTTCACAGGTCGGGAAAGCAGAGGCAAGAGCAGACATAGCTTAAAGCGTTATATGGGTGATTAAATATTCGATGCGCAGATTTGAGCTGGGGAACGAAGCCCCGAAGAACAGCTCAGAGGGATACATATCCGAACCGACATAATAGCCGTAATCGAGATAGGTCTCGCGGATTTTGCGGAGGCGAGCTTTGCATTCGGCGAGAGTTCCGGAGAAACAGACCTCGGCATTCAGAGGATTAGTACCGTCATTGGGGATGACCTTGTAGAGGATTTCAGCATTCATAGCAAGCAAAATTTTAGGGTTGAACAAAAATGGTGGAACGACCAGCAGCCACGGCAGCAGCTACAGCTTGGCGGCGAGCTTCGGCATACGTGCCGGAGAACCAGAGAACGTCCTTGATGTCGGGGTTTTTGCAGAACCCGAAAGCCCAAGCACCGCGACCTTTAGGTTCGTGACCATACGAGAAGTAATACTCGGAGGTATTAACGCTGATTTGATTTTTTTTGAGAGTTGCCATAATTTTCAAGTTTTAAGAGGTTCAAGTTCAAACACGCAGCAAAGTTACGTGAAGTATTTTGATTATACTTCATCTTTTGAAAGAAAAATCAACTAAACAGGTTATTTTTAACTCTTTTCTGCTTTTCACGCCCGATATGCTAAAAAACATATTTTCCAAATATTTGCAGGAAAAAATTTATTTTTCGTGATTACAATGTAAGCATTTACAGAAAAAAGACCTATCTTTGTAACCATAAACCGAACAGTTTCAAAACTTAAGACAATGAGAAAAGAAATACTCGACGCACTGAAAGCCAAATTTCCGGGGGTCAGTGAGAGCATCCTCGGCAGGATTGCAGACAAGCTCAGCAAGACTGCAACAACCGCAGAACAGGTCAAGACCGCTGTAGAGGGAGTGACCATTCAGCAAGTTATCGAAAGCTACGGAGACAGCCGCGCAACGGAAGCCTCCAGCACAGCAGTCCACAACTACGAGACCAAGCATGGTCTCCGCGACGGACAGAAAATCGATGACCCCACCAATCAAGGGGGCGCAGCCCAGAACCAACCCGGTGCTGCAGCAACCAACCCGACACCAGCCGCAGGGGGCGCGGACGACACACCAGCATGGGCAAAGGCATTGATCGAACAGAACAAGTCACTGAGCGACCGCCTCGCCAAGATGGAAACCGACCGCACAACCACCAGCCGCAAACAACAACTCAGCGCGATCACTGAGAAGCTGCCGGAAGCCATGCGCAAGGCTTACGACCGCATCCCGGTGGACAAGTACAGCGAGGAGGAATTCAACACACTCGTGACAGAGGTAACCACCGAAGTCGAGGGCGTGGTGAAAGACACCAACGCAAGAGGGGGCGTTTTCGGCAAACCATCCGCAGCAAACGCTGGCGGAAGCTCACAGAACGGAGGACAGCTAACCAAGGAGCAAGAAGAAGCAATCGCACACCGCGATGGCGCAGCCACCAAGGATGGCGCACAGCCGTTCTAATGTTAAACCACTAAAAAGATCCACTAATCATGGCAATGACAGTACAACGCAGACGCGACGAGAAGCTACCGCGCGTCTTCATGCACAAAATCGCAGATGTCCGTGGCGGCGTTTCGGTCTCAACCTCCGAACTTGGTGGCGACTTCCTTCGCGAGGGCGCAGTCTTAAGCAAACCCGACGAGAACGGCATCACCCACGTGGTCAAGGTCGCCGAGCTTGCAGCAGAGGCAGCAGCAGACGCAACCACCCTCACCCTTAAAAAGGGACACAACCTCAAGGTGGGAGACATCCTAACCATTAAGCCCGGCTCAGCAGCTTACGACATCACCGCCATCGACGCGACAGCCAAAGCAACCGACACCATCACCCTCAGCAAAACACTGGGCGCGAAAATCGAGCTTGGCGGCTTCGTGGTAGAGGCAAAGGCAAGCGGCGCAGCTTCGGCATTGAAGTACGCTCCCTTCGCCGTTAACGGCACAGGAAAGCACTTCGAGCCTAAAGGCAACCTCGACACCGATGCATGGCTCATCGGCGTAACCAAGGGCAACAGCCTGCCGGACTTCATCGAGAGCGCAATCAAAGGAATCATCAACTACTAAAATTGACCAGCAATGCCAACAATAACCAACACCCTCATTCAAGGGCTTTCACAGCAAATGGTGCAGTCACGCCTCAACACAGCAGACGCGACTCCCTTCCTTTTTGGCAAGCACTTCCCCGTAAAAAAGGTGAACGGTTTCATTTGGAAGACCCTCCAGAACCAGCTTGGCAAGAAGAACGTAGCCGCTGACCTCCACACCGACAACGGCACGATCCTGCGCAAACGTCGCCCCATCTTCGAGAGCGCAAAGGGTGACATCCCCTTCATCTCGATCAGCCGCGAAATGAGCCGCAGCGAAATCAAGGACTACCAGACCGCACTCGCCTTTGCACAGGACGACGACGCAACCAAGCTCGTGCAGTTCTGGGGCGAAGACATCGACTTCTGCTTCAACGGCGTACAGAGCGAGCTGGAGTTCATCGCTTGGGCTTTAGCATCCAACGCAGGCAAGCTCGCATTCACCACCACGACCAACGCCACCTACGCTAACGAGTTCGACCTCGACTACGCCGTAGATGACGAGTTCAAACGCGCAACAGGTTCTGACTGGAGCAATGCTGCCACCGCAGACGTAATCGGCGACTTGGCAAAACTCATCAAGTTCGCCAAGGACAACAACCTCAACCCGAAGTACGCATTCGTGAACCTCGACGAGCTGTACAAGATTTGCTCAGCAGAGCAGATCATCAAGGCTTGCGCAAGCTACATCCAGAACGCCGTAGGCATGGCACAGACCCCCGACCTCGCAGCCGTTAACCAAATGCTGGCACGCCAAGCATGGCTCAACGGACTCCAGCTCGTGGTAATCGACCAGACCATCACGCGCGAGTTCGCCGATGGCAAGCAGACCAGCCGCAACCCCTTCGCAGACAGCCGCCTCATCCTTTCGGAAACCGACCGCCTCGGCACAACGCAGTACGACATCCTGCAAGAGAACAACAGCTGCATCATCCGCGCAGAACGCAGCCATACCATCGTCAAGAAGTACGGCACAGCAGAACCGCAGAGCGAAGTCACCATCGGACAAGCAGATGCAGTCCCCGTTTTCGACACAGCATACCGCAACATTTACGTCAAGACCGACGCAAAAGACTGGGAGTAAACCATTGAAGCGAAGCAGCTATGGCAACAACACTCGAAGCACTCAAAGGCATTAACGCCTACCCGATACCGCTGCGCACGATGTGCGAGGTGGCAGACAGGCGTGACTTATCGCTTACCGCAGAGACCACGCAGGAGACACTCCAAAGCGAGGGATACCGCCTCGCCAAGGCAGACCTCCTGCTTTGGCTTTCCCTTGCGCCGAACATCACCCAAGGAGGGCAATCGTTCTCCTTCACCGACGAGCAGCGCAAGCAGCTACGCAATGAGGCGAATGCCATATACGAAGAACTTGAGCCAGCAGCCACAGCAGCCAGCGTGAAGTACGGATACAAAGGCTCGCGATTATGATCATCGAGAACGGCACAATAGAATTCAAGACCAAGGGAGCAGCCGGAGAGATAGACCCGGAAACAGGCTATCCGAAGCAAGCAACCGAGCAAGGATGGAGCAACCCGATACCCTGTCAGTTCCTGCCCAACAGCCGCAACAACCTCGGACGCGTGAATGGCGAACACTTCACCACAGCCAGCTACACGGTGCTGGTGGAGGAACAGCCACTCCCGGAGAGCGAACAGCTGAGGCTTAGAGACAAGAACGGCACAGACCTCGGAGAGTTCTCCCTTATTGCGCCGCCAGAGCCAATGGATGCCGTCTGCGAGATTAAGCTATTGATTTAAGCGAAATTAAGCCCCGTGTAGCCTCGTTTTTGGAGAGGTGGAACAAGTACACCATTCGGAAGACGAAACGCGACAGAGGGCAAATTTGAACTAAATAACTTGGAGCAAGATGCCAATCAAGCAGAAGACACCATCAGCGGAGATTGACGCATACATCGAGGTAATGGTAAGCCGCATCAACAAAGCAGCCATCCGAACCCTTGAGTATTGCGGAGAGCGATGCCTAAACGCCGCCAGACAGACGAACTCCTACAAAGACCGGACAGGCAACCTGCGCAGCTCGCTGGGCTACGTGGTGGTGCAGGACGGACGAATCAAGAGCCAGAGTTCGTTTGAACAAGTCAAGAGCGGAGACCAAGGATCTAAAAGCGGCATCCAGTATGCCAAGGAGATCATCCGGGAGTTTCCGGAGGGGATAGCCCTAATCGTGGTAGCCGGGATGCATTACGCCGCCTACGTTTCCGCAAAGGGCTACGACGTTCTCGACAGCGCGGAGCTTCTCGCAGACCAAATCGTTCCACAGATGCTAAAACAACTTGGATTTAAATAGCAATGGCAAAGACAGGCAAGCAAATACAGGGCGACATTTACCGCCTACTCCGAGACAGCACGTTATACACGAAGCTGACTGGCGAGGTTTACCGAAACGGCTACCGCCCACGCGACAGCCGCAAGGAAGACGCAATAGTCACCTTCACGACCGGACTGGCAGACGAGATACAGACAGGCGTGGTGACCGTCAACATTTACGTGCCGGACATCGACCCATACCAGAACGGAACATGGGTCGAGGACGGGAAACGAACAGAGGAGATAGAACACCTCGCGCAAGCATGGGTGGAGAGCCTCAGCTGCGAGATTTCCTGCTACAAGTTCAAGTTGCAACAGACCATCTACACCGAGGAGGAAGCGGAGATAAACCAGCACTTCGTGGTGGTCAAGCTCAAGTACGAGTATTTCGGCGACGACTACGCTCCCATTAACACTCGACAGGAGGCGATGATTGATGCCAACGACGACGACAACGACAAGGGCTACGACCCATTGCTGGAGACCGAAGACGGAGACGAGATAATCATTCAGCCAGCCATCGAGAAGACAACCGAGTAATTAACAATTTAAACCCATACGATTATGTCAATTTTATCATGGGGTAAGTGCAAGATTGAACACGCCACCTCCACAGACGGCGCACCAGTCGAGCCATGGACGGAACTCGATACCCCGAAACAGGACACTACCAAGATCACGCCGACCGCCGGAACGGAGACAACCGCTCAAGAGGAGGGAGGTGACATCGTGGACGCACGCACCGCGAAGACCACCTACCAGTTCGAGTTTGACCTTTTCGTCAAGAAAGGCAAAGCTCGCCCGTTTGAGGACGAAGACGGCATCATCAGCGGTGAACACGCATTCCGCATCACACCGGAAGACGACACCTGCGAGGGTAGCCAAATCGACCGATGCACCCTCCGCGTAGAGGAATCATACAGCACTGCCGATGGCAAGCTGCTCCACTACGTAGGACGCTGCTTGAAGCCCAAGACAGGCAAGACCGTCAAGCCCTACACCAAGGAGACCGTATAACACGTTACCGCCGGACTGGACACCCTGCAACCCCGGATGCGAGAGAGCGGAATGGAAGCTCGCCGACACAGGTCGGAGGCGTGGGTTCGAACCCCACTCGCATCCCTAATTTTTTAGACACCAACGACAATGGAAGAAAAAAAGACCATAGAACAAGAGGTCGCCAAGACGCTCCTTCAGACGGAGGAAACAATCACCATCGGCGACAAGCAATACACCTTCGCACCTCCGAGCGTAGCAACACTTGTGCTGGCTTCGGAGGTTGTTTCTCAATTGCCGCACGTAGCCCTCGACGAGAACCGCGTGCTGGAGGACAGCCTCGCCATTGCCAAGGATTGCCGCAAATTAGGCGATTTAGCGGCGATTTTGCTCATTGGAGCAAAACACATCAACGACGTAATCACTTACCCGGAAATCGAAGAAAAACGGCATTTGTGGGGCTTATTCAAGACGAAGCGCACCGCCATGCGTACCACGACCAAACGAGAGAAGTACGCCAAGGAGCTGCTCGAAGACCTCACCCCCAGAGAGCTGCACTCGCTGACGGCACAAATCATCAACCGGATGCAGGTCGGCGATTTTTTTGGGCTTACCACTTTCCTAACAGAGATCAATCTGACACGCCCGACGAAAGTGGAAACCGAAGCGACAGCATCTGGGCAGTCATAGCCGGGACGGTCAAGGCATTCAACCTCCCCATCCAGTACGTTCTGTACGACATGAGCTACGCCAACCTTCTCCTTTACGGAGCGAGCCTCCCCAGCTACCACAACAAGAAGCAGCAGGGCAAGGACAAGGACGGCAAGCCACAGGAGGTGATCAAGGCGGACGACCCCCGGAACAGAGACAAGGTAAGACAATTTTTCGACTCAATAGAATAACAGGCAATGAACAACGACAACGGCAGATTAAATATCAGCGTAGGACTTGACAACAGCGAGCTACGAGGCAACGCTGCCGAGTCCAAGAACATCCTGCACAGCATAGGACAGACAGCGCAGAAAGAGGGTGAAACCATGGACAACACCTTCAACAAGCTGGCGAAGACCATAGGCGGCGTTTTCGCATTGAGCCAAATACAAGCATTCGCCAAACAGGTGGTGAGCCTTCGAGGAGACATCCAGAGCCTTGAGATTTCATTCGAGACGCTCGCCGGAAAGACCAAGGGTGACGAGCTATTCAAGAGCATCCGCGAATTCGCCGTCCAGACCCCCATGATGGTCAAAGACCTCGCAGCAGGAGCGCAGACCATGCTGGCATTCAATATCGAGACCGAAAAGGTTATGCCGATGTTGCAAGCCATTGGCGACATTTCCATGGGCGACGCTCAGAAGTTCAACTCGCTGACCCTTGCCTTCTCCCAGATGAGCGCAACAGGCAAGCTCATGGGACAAGACCTCCTCCAGATGATCAACGCCGGGTTTAACCCCCTCAGCGTAATCAGCGAGAAGACAGGCAAGAGCATCGGCGAGCTTAAGGAGCAGATGGAGGCAGGCAAAATCAGCACCCAGATGGTGACCGATGCCTTCATCGCAGCCACCAGCGAGGGCGGCAAGTTCAACGGAATGCTGGAGAAGCAGAGCAAGGGTATCAACGGAGCAATCTCCAATTTGCAGGGCGCAATCGACGACATGATGAACGACATCGGCACCTCAACCGAGGGCGTAACCGTCAGCCTCATCGACGTAGCCACCAAGCTCGCCAAGAATTACGAGCAGACCGGACGCATCATTCTGGGATTGATTGCCACATACGGAACATACCGCGCAGCCCTCATCGCCGTGACAGCCTGCAAGGGTTGGGCGACAGCAGCCGAAGCCCTCCACTACAACTGGCTACTCTTGGTAGAGAGAGCGCAGAAGATGCTCAACGCCACCATGCTGAGCAACCCCTACGTTTTGGTAGCGACCCTTATCGCAGGGGTCGTCGCCGGACTCATGTCCATGAAGACCGAGACCGAGAGAGTCAAGGAGGCAGAGGACGCATACGAGAAGAAGAAGCAGGAGGTCATCGAGGCGGAGCAACAGCACCGCGCAGAGATTGACAAGTTGTGCGAGGTCGCCGGAGACGAAGCCACCTCAACCGACCTGCGCAAGGAAGCCCTCGTGAAGCTCATCCAGCAATACCCGGAGGTATTCAAGAAATACAAGACGGAGACCGAGATGCTCGAAAATATCCGCGACATCAAAAAAGAGATTGCGGAGCTGGACGGCAAGACATCCGTAACCAACACCAAGAATGAACTCGCTGGCGTAGAGAAGCGCATCAAGGAGCTGGAGAAGAAAGCAAAAGACGTTTCATACGTTACGTATACCACTTCATACGGTGCAGCATACACGCAACAGGTGGGAGGATTAACCTCAGCAGAGGAAGCAGAACTGAAAATGCTGAGGAATAAGAAGACCACCCTCACCAAGCAGAGCCAAAAGGAAGACGCAGACGCATACTTTAAAGACCTCACCGGAATCAGCGACGAGGAGCTGGCACAGCGCATCCAGACACGCAAGAACCTCCTCGCCAAAATGAAGCTGGGCAATTACAAGAACGGAAAGATTGTCGGTGAGGGCGACACTTCTGGAACATACACCAAGGAAGAACTGGAGGGACAGCTTCAGCTCCTGCAGACCCAAAAAACCTACCGCGACGCAGACAGCAAGAGCGGCAAGACTTGGGCTGAGGACAAGAAGAAAGCCTATGAGAAAGCCCTCAAAGCATACAACGACTACGTGACAGGCGTGACCTCCAAAGACGTGAAAGAGGAGGACTTCAAGAAGAAGTCAGCCGAACTCAAGTCCGCCATGGAAGCCGCCAAAAAGGAGTACGAGAAGTACAAGCCAGCCACCGACAGCGACGCGAAATCAGCAGCCACCAAAGCCGCACAGGAGCAGAAAAGGCAGAACCAGACGACCGTCGAGATTGCAGAACGCAACAAGCAGATCGAGGAAATCAAGAAAGCCCAAATCAAGGCGAACCGCGATGCGGAGCTGGAGGCACGACAAGACCGACTGAACCTCGAAAAGGACAGCATCGACAAGACGCTTCAGCAGATAGAAATCGACAAGGAGCGCATGAAGAATGCACTGGAAGACCGCGAAGACGAGCTTCTGGAGCAATACCGCAACATCATGGAGAAGCAGTGGCAGAACCAGCACCCCAAAGCCAAGGACGAGGGGCTGAGCTTCGACCGAACCTCCGTGACCAAGGAAGACATGACCGCAGCCTCAACACAGGAGGGCAACGAATGGCTGGTACAAGCAATGGCAGCCATCGCAGAATCGCGCAGCATCATGGAGAAGCAGAGCAGCAAGGCAACCGCCGACGCTTACAAGTCGCTCATTGAGGACGTGAAGACCTACGAGCAGCAGCGACTGGAGATCCAGAAGCAATACAAGGAGAAGCGCGACAGCCTCTACGAGGACGACGGACAAGGCGGCAAGAAGCTCCGCCAAGGCGTAACCGAGGGCAATGTCGCTGAACTCAACCGCAACGAGACGGAAGCCCTCAAAGCCATAGACCAGCAGTTCGCCTCACGCGAGGAGACCTACCAGTCATGGTGCGAGGAGATAGCCAACCTTTCGCTCAAGCAGCTCGAAGCCGTTCTGGAGGACGCGAAGAAGAAGCTGGACGAGCTGGAGAAAAGCGGCACAGCCACCTCCAAAGACCTCGCTACAGCCAGAGCCAAGGTCAACACAGCACAGGCAGCCGTCAACAAAGCCAACGCCAAGAACTCCACCAACCCCAGCAAACGAAGCATCAAGGAATGGGAAGACCTATACAAGACGCTCAAGGAGGTGGAGCAAGAGTTTGAAGACATGGGCGACACCATCGGTGGCACGATTGGCGAGATAGTATCAGAGTGCGGAACATTCGCGACAGCGACCCTCACCATGATCAACGGCATCGTGACATTGACAAACAGCAGCGCAGCAGGCATCGAGGGAACAGCCAAAGCCGGAGCAACAGCCATCTCCACCATGGAGAAAGCCTCCGTGATTTTGACAATTATATCCGCAGCCCTGCAGATAGCCATGGCGATAGTCAACCTCTTCAACGACGACGACAAGAAGCAAAAGGAGATAGACAAGCTGCAAGACCGCATCGACCAGCTACAATGGGAGCTGGACAACGCAGAAGCAGTCCGCTCGCAGAAGACGCTGGAGACCGGGTCGTACCTCAACACGGTGCGCCAAGCCATAGCCAACACGCGCATCGAGACCATCAAGGCAGCGCAAGCCACCAACAACTGGTGGGCGGTTTGGAAAGCGATGACAACGCGCATCAGCAAGGACAACGAACTGCTGAAGAAGACCGTCGACGAGATAGCAAGTGCTTACGCCAACATGAGCTACACCGCCGACAAAGCCCTCGGCAGCGCGAAGTATGACGACGCACAGGCTCAGCTTAAGAACATCGCAGAGCAGCAGGTGCTGATACAGGAGCAGATAGACCAAGAGAAGTCCAAGAAGAAGACGGACAGCGACCAAATCACCGAATGGGAGGAGAAAATCGCAGAGCTTGGGCAAGAAGCCCTCGAAATCATCAACGACATGGTCGAGGACATCATCGGCGACACATCCTCCGGAATTGCAGAGGAGCTGGCTGACGCATTCATCGAAGCCTTCCAAGCAGGAGAGGACGCAGCCGAAGCATGGGGCGACAAGGTCAACGAGATAGTCGCCGACATTTTGAAGCGGATGCTCATCCAGAAGTTCCTCGAAGAACCGCTCGGCGACATTTTCGACGAGTACAAGAAGAAATGGTTCGTAAACGGACAGTTCCAAGGGCTGGATGCGGTAATCGACTCCATGGAGGGCTTCGCCTCAGACCTCAACGCCGTAGGGCAAGACTTCGCGGAGATTTGGGACAACCTCCCGGACAGCGTGAAGAACATGTTCGAGGTGACAGCAGACCGCGAAGCCTCATCGAGCGGCATCGCCACAGCGAGCCAAGAGAGCGTCGATGAGTTGAACGGACGCGCAACAGCCATCCAGAGCCACACCTACTCCATCAGCGAGAACACCAAGACCTTGCTCGCGACCACGCAGAACATCCTGCGCAGCGTCATGAACATCGAGAGCGAGACCGACGGCTTCAAGGAACGCATGGAGCGCATGGAGACATCAATCAAATCAATCAACAACAACCTCGACGACATCGCCGTCAAGGGCATAAAAATAAAGAACTAATGGAGGAGATCATCAAAGCGATACACGCACAATGGAAGCTCGCCAAGGACGAGTACCAAGCACGCTGCGAAGCCGCCCACTATCTGGAGGCAGCGCAGAAGATAGCAGCGTGCCGGATGTTCAAGGGGACAGAGGACATCCCGGCGATAGCCGCCCTTTTCACCTCGGTGCAAGGGCTGGAGTTCTGCGTCGCAAACAACTTCCCGAACCTCGCAACCTTCCGACTTTTCCGCAAGGTCAAGCCGGAGCAATATAGCGTTTACATCGACGCAGGAGAGATAACGCTCAAGAACCCGGAAAAGGCTATCCTCATCGGACGAACCAACGCCACCATCAAATGCGACGACAACACCCGGCACAACGTGGTGACCATGCACGGAGCGACAGCGACCATTATCGCCAGCAAATGGGCGGTGGTACGCGCGGTTTCAGCCGTAGGTTCATCCATAGTTCGTAGAACCCAAGACCACGCCATTATTTTATGATGACCGGGAGGCTGTACATAGATGGAAAGGACGCATACGAGCAATGGGGAGTATACGTAACCAAGGACGGATGGAACGAGCTAATCGCCTTCCCTCCCCTCAAGGACGTGGATACAAACGACTGGCAGGAGGAAGACGGCGTGGAGGCAGACCTCTCCGACCCGAAGCTCAACACCAAGGAAGTGCAGCTTCAAGTCGCCTATGGCGGCATTTTCAACAGGTTCATGGAGTTCCTCAACCTTTTGGCAGACGGAGCATACCACGAATTTAACGGAGAGTACATAGGTCGAACATTCAAGCTACGCCTCACGCAGATGCCGAACCTCAGCGTAGCACAGGCGATAGGCACAGCCTCGCTGAAGTTCAATAACGACTTTCCCCTCGACGGCTACAAGTACAAAGAACCGAGCAGCAGCGTCATGCAGGTGGAGGATTACCTCCTCGACGGCGTGCCATTCACCAAATACGGATGCCGCATCCTCAAAGGCACGCTTTCAGAGATCCTCAAGCACGCCAAGGTGAAGACGAACCTCGTGCGCAACATTACCACGCAGGACGGAGCAGAGTACGACGACGAGACGGTAACCTTCAGCTCCAAGGAGGTCAAGGTTTACTGCCTCATGAGAGCGGAGACCATCACGGAGCTATGGCGCAATTACGATGCCCTCCTTTACGACCTCATCCGCCCCAACGAGCGAGAGCTGGAGGTGGCAGCCATTGAGCAGACCTTCCCGTTTTACTACAAGAGCTGCCAAGTAACGAACTTTTTCCCGGACGGAAAGATATGGCTGGAGTTCACGCTCACCATTTGCTTCACCGGAGACTTCCGCATCGACACCGAAGACATGGTTCTGGCGAGCGAAGACGGCGAGCTGATATTTACAGAGGATGACCAGTACGCAATCGAGATGCTACCCGGCAAGTTCAGCCTGCCGACCGCACGACTGGTTAACAACCGCACGACGCTCCGCCTCACAGGGAATGGCGCATTCAGATTTAACGACTAAATACACATCGCGATCGTATGAAAAAAATAAAGATTTCAGAGCTGCCCCTTTACACATCACTCAAGGGGCTATTCACCATCGGAACGGACAGCAATAACCGATCCGTAAAGGTCTCCCTCGAATTCGTCGAGGCTCAAACCACAGAGGCAGTGAGCAACGCCAACAACGCTACCGCCGCAGCCAAGGAAGCGACCACCGCGACTAAAACAGCTACCACGGAAGCTAACAACGCCACAGCCGCCAGCAAGACTGCAACGGCAAATGCGGTGGAGGCTACCAAGCAGGCAAACGAGGCGACGACAGCCGCCAAGAATGCCACCTCAGACGCGAAAGACGCAACCTCGGCAGCCAAGACCGCTACGACGGAGGCGAACACAGCGACCACCAACGCCAACACTGCGACGAAGAATGCGAACACCGCTGCTGACACAGCGAATACAGCCGCAGACAACGCCACAAAGACCGCTACAGCCGCTGCTAAGGACGCAACAGACAAAGCCTCCGCTGCAGCCACAGACGCGTCGAAAAAGGCAAGTGACGCAGCTACAGCAGCCAAGGCAACAGCTGACGCTGCCGCAACATCCGCGAAAGCCACCGCCGACGAAGCAGCTGCAGAGGCAAAAGCAACTGCGGAAGCCGCAGCGACCGAAGCAAAAAAGACAGCAGAGGAAGCCGCAGCTGCAGCAACACAGACAGCGGATGAGGCTGCCGCCAGAGCGGACGAAGCCACGCAGAAGACGCTGGAGACCATCGGCAGGCTCGTGCCGGACAGCATGGAGGTAGAGGAGGTCGGCAGGATTACCTACGGCAACCTCACGCCCCGGAAGATTAACGCCCAGCTTTACCCGGAGCAGGTGTTCCAGAACATCATCTTCATCTCAGACAACCAAGCAGTCAAGGTAGCCCCGGACGGAACGCTGACGGTTTGCGCAGTCGGCACCTCACAGGTTCACGTCATCCCGACGAATCGCACGGCTTTAGCGAAGACCCTCCTCATCGAGGTAGGCGAACCGACAGCCAGACTTTCAGCAGCCAGCACGCTGCGCCTCACTTCCACCGGAGCATTCAGACTAAATTAATTCACTAACAACCATAAATAAGAGACAAGTATGGCATTGACAACAGCACAAGAGGATGTCCTCGCACAGATTATCGAGGCATACCAGAACGGTAAACGACTTTCGGATCTCCCGAACGTCAAAGGCACGAACCCCTACGATTTGTACGTAGAAGTCCTCGACACAGACGGCGAGAGCAAGAAAGCAGCCCTCGCATCCCTCCTCCCTTACCTTGAGGAAGACTGCGCATACGGCGTAGAGTTCGACACAGCAGTAAGCAGCCCCACCTGCACACGCATCGGCAACAGCGACCTCCACAAACGCCTGCCCATCCAGAGCCGCATGAAAGGCTGCCTTCTGGACGACAACGGCAGCGTGGTGGAGTACCTCCTCGACAACGACTGGACAGGACAGACGCGCGACGGCTCACGCGGACAGGTGATGGTAGAGCTTCCACTGCACTACGTCCGCTTTGAGACCAGCGGCACGAAGCGTCGCGTTTACCTCAGCGAGTTCCCCCTTCCCGGATACACGCAGGTAAAGCAGAAGTACGTATCAGCCTACCAAGCCACCGTACAGCGCAGCACCAGCAAGCTGGCATCGGTCGTTAACACCGACACCGACTACCGAGGCGGTAACAACAACGCCAACTACGACGGCAACAGCAACACCTTGCTCGGTCGCCCGGCAACCAGCATCAGCCGCACCAACTTCCGCAACTACGCACGCAAGCGCAAGAGCGACAGCACGGAGTGGAATTGCATGACCTACGACATCCAGAAAGAGCTTTACTGGCTTTTCGTAGTTGAGTACGCCACCCTCAACAGCCAAGCAGCATACAACGCAGAGCTGACCTCAGAGGGCTACCACCAAGGCGGACTCGGTAGCGGCGTTTCAAACCTCGACGGAACAAAATGGAACAGCTTCAACGGCTACAACCCGTTCATCCCCTGCGGCTACACCGACAGCCTCGGCAACAACACTGGCGTGGTCGAGTTCCAGATGCCGGAGGAATACAACGCCACCATCGTAAGCACCTACGTGCCGCGATACAGAGGCGTAGAGAACCCCTTCGGTCACATTTGGCAATGGACAGACGGCATCAACATCCGCATCAGCCCGACAGAGGCAAATGGCGGTGACGGCTTAAGCAAAGTTTTTGTTTGCGAAGACCCGGCGAAGTTCACCGACAGCAACTACACCGGATACAGCCACGTCGGAAACGAGGCACGCGACAGCGGCTACATCAAGGAGATCATCTTCGGAGCAGGAGGCGAAATCATGCCAACAACGGTAGGCGGAGGAAGCTCGACATATTTCTGCGACTACCACTACACCAACATACCGACAAGCGAAACACTCCGAGGTGTCCTCTTTGGTGGTTACGCGGCTAACGGCTCGTATTGCGGCTTCGCTTTCTCGGATTCGCATTACGCCCCCTCGAACTCGTATTCGACTTTCGGTTCTCGCCTTTGCTTTATCCCCGAATAGCCGAAGGCACGAAGGCACGAAACCCCGACACCGACCGCTGAACACATTTATATTTGACTAACTTTTTGAACATTATATGGATACAAACAACACCGCACCCATGGAGGGTGAAGACGACGGCAGCCTTGCCTTTCTGAGAATTCCCAGAGACGAGAACAGCCGGAGTATGCAAGGAGAGACCGTCAAGCAGAGCCGAATCGTTAACACCAGCTTCTGGGTGTTCGACTTTTTGGAAGACGTGCCGACACGCTTCTCCAAGACCAAAGGATCGAGCGGACAAACGCTCGTCCAGATACGCGACCGCAAGGACAGCCCGGAGTCCGAAGCTAAGAAGTTTTTCACAGGCTCGCAAGAGATTTTGTACACACTTCGAGAGGTTCGGAAACGCGGAAAGTTCCCAAGACGCGTAACCCTCCGAGGAAACGGTAATAGCTATTATTTAGAATAAACAAAACCCCAAAACAGGTTGGTCGTCTTGGAGGTGTCCACTTTGGTGGTAACGCGAATAACGGCACGAATTGCGGCTTCGCTTACTCGAATTCGAATAACACCCCCTCGAACACGAATACGAATATCGGTTCTCACCTATGCTTTGCGGAAGTTCACCAGAACCAACGCGAGGAAGACGACGACCCTGCCCCTTGGCAAAAGATTTCCGAACCCAGAACGGAGCAAGTAAGAACGCCCCTCGTATCGGCTACCGAAAGCCCCAAATAAGAAAGCAAAGAAATGAAACGGATAGGACACCTATACGACCGCATAATTTCAGTGGAGAACCTCCGGCTTGCCGATGCAAAGGCACGCCGGGGGAAGCTCCGCAATTACGGAGTCAAGGTTCACGACCGCAACCGAGAAGCCAACATCGAGGCTCTCCACGAAGCATTGCTAACGAAGACCTACAAGACATCGCCATACGAAGTCTTCACGATTTTCGAGCCAAAAGAACGCCTCATTTACAGGCTGCCGTACTACCCGGACAGGATAGTCCACCACGCCATCATGAACGTCCTCGAACCCATTCTGGTTTCATACTTCACGCACAACACGTTCTCCTGCGTGAAAGGACGAGGCATCGATGGATGCGCAAGAAGCGTCGCCAAGCACATACACAAGTACGAGGGACGACCGCTTTATTGCCTCAAGATAGACATCCGCAAGTTTTACCCAACAATCGACCACGCCAAGCTCAAGGAGCTGATACGCCGGAAGATTAAGGACAAAGACCTGCTATGGCTCATCGATGAGATAATCGACAGCGTCAACGGAACGCCAGACCCACTGGACAGAACGAAGACGGTGCAAGGACGATCCCTGCCGATTGGTAACTACCTCAGCCAGTACCTCGCCAATTTTTACCTTGCCCCCTTCATGCACCACATGAACGAGCAGCTAAGGATGGACGTGGATGAGTACGCGGACGACATCACCTGCTACGCAGACAGCAAGGAGAAGCTCCGCGAAGTTTTCAACGGCTTCATCAAGCCATACCTCGAAGACGAGCTGCGACTGAAGATAAAGGACAACTACCAGATTTTCCCGGTTGCCAAGAACAACCAAGACAAGCACGGACGCGCACTCGACTACGTCGGGTACAAGTTCTACCGAGAGCAGAAGCTGATCCGCAAGGGAATCAAGAAAAACCTTTGCAGAACGGTAGCCAACCTCAATAAGGCAGAGCCAGCAGTACCGCTCAAGGCGTACAAGCAGCGCATAAGTTCATGGCTGGGTTGGGCGAAGCACAGCAACAGCCGCCATTTATTAAAAACCATCATTAAAAAAGAATACCAGCATGGCATTTTATGACAGCAAGCCCTCAACATTCGAGGCAGTCGGCAACGGCAGCACGCTGTACCGATACAACATCCAAGAGGTAGAAGCCCCGGCAACACAGGACACCGAGGCGAGTGACAAACAGGCTGAGGAGGAGAAGCGCACCCAGTGGCAATGCGACGAGGTGACCATTTGGCATCCCCTCAACGCCAACAAGGTGACGGAAGCCGTAATCGCATCCAGATGGGAGAGCAACTACGAGCAGAAGCTCATCAACGAGTTCAACGCCGCCCAGCTTGGCGTTTACGATGAGGATGAGGCGAAAGCCAAGACAGAGGCATACAAAGCCTTCCTCACCGAGCGTCACCAGCTCAAGGCACAGGTGGACGCAGACTGCGCAGAGTACGGCATCCGATAGCCCGGACAGATGGCAGCGCGAACCACCATCAACACAACCAACCCCTCGCTGGCAGGCGCACACCTGCTGGCAGGGATTGATTGCTTCGAGAACAAGCCACCAGAAGCCAAATGAAGCCCCGTGCTGCCACTTTGGGAAACAAGCAAAGCAACTAACCCAACGACAGCAAACGACGCGACAGACGGCAATTAATAACGCAATAGCTTGACCCAAGAAAATGAAGATATACAACAGCCAGAACAAGCTCATACTGGAAGTGGAAGTTGATGACAACAGCTACCGCAACAGAGCCATCATGGGCGACCACGCCCTCACCCTTTACTACTCCCTCGCGGAACACGTCGAGCTGCCCATTGGCGCATACACAGACTACGAGGGAGAGCGATACTACCTGCTGCTTCGCGAGGCTTTCAAAATGAAGCACAGCCGCTACTTCGAGTACACGGTAACCATGCAGAGCGACCAAGGAAAAGCCTCAATTTGGAAGTTCCGCAACCCGGTGGACGGACGGCTCAAGTTCAGCCTCACCGCCAAACCAATAGAACACCTTCAGATGTTGGTGGACAACCTCAATATGCGCGACCCCGGATGGACGGTGGGCGAATGCATAGAAGACAAAGAACACCTCATCAGCTACGACCACGCCTACTGCATCGACGCATTATCGCAGATGGCGTCAGAGTTCGACACGGAGTACGAATTCAACAACAAGGTCGTAAGCCTCCGCAAGATTGAGCATAACAAGAACTACCCCCTCGCACTTTCATACGGCAGAGGAAACGGCTTCAAGCCGAACATCGGACGCAGCAACAGCAGCGACACCCCTCCAGTGGAGATCCTCTTTGTGCAGGGCGGAGACACCAACATAGACCGCAGCAAGTACCCAACAGACGAAACGCTCAGAGCAACCAGCAACGGCTGCCTCCTGCTTCCGGTTGGCGGCACACTTGGCTACGACGGCGTGAAGTTCGAGGACGAGGACGGCTACAACGAAGCCGAAGCACGCCATTACATAGTGGACGACCTCGGACTTTCCATCCGAAACATAGACCACACGCCAGTCCTCAACGCAGACGACAGCCTCGACCGCAGCGACGACTACCCAAAGCGCATAGGAACGGTAACCGACGTGGTCTGCGTTGACGAGGAGAACAACTTCTGGGATTTCATAGACAACACCATTCCGGAAGACCTCGAATACAACGACTACCTCATCGACGAGGAGAACATGACCGTAATCTTCCAGAGCGGCGAGCTTGCCTCACGCGAGCTGGAGGTCAAATACATCCACAAGGCGAAGACCGTCAACGGCGTACAGAAACAGGCGCGACGCTTCGAGATTGTACCTCAAGAGATAGACGGCGTGACCATGCCCGGCGACACATTCATCCCCAAGAAAGGCGACACATACGCCATCTTCAATGTCATGCTTCCGCAGGCATACATCAACGCATACACCGGAGACAACCCCAAGAAAGAGGGCGCGGAATGGGATATGTTCCGCGCAGCCGTCAAGTACCTCTTCGAGAACGAGGAGCAGAAGTTCTCCTTCAGCGGAGAGCTGGACGGAATATGGGCGAAGAAAGACTGGAACAACATCGGCGCAAAGATAGTCCTCGGAGGCTACATCAAATTTTCAGACGACCGCTTCCAGCAGGACGGAGTGCTGGTGCGCATCACCGGAATCAAAGATTACATCAACAAGCCGCACAGCCCCAAGATTGAGCTGAGCAACGACACCATCACGCCCGGCTTCACGACGACCATGCAGACGCTGGAGAGCCAAGAGGTGCTGGTCGAGGACTACCACCGCGAAGCCCTGCAGTACACGAAGCGCAGGTTCAGAGACGCTAAGGAGACCATGGAGATGATCCAGTCAGCCCTCTCCGACAATTTCACCAACAGCATCAACCCGGTAACCATTGAGACCATGCAGATGCTGGTGGGAGACGAGCGGCTGCAGTACCAGTTCGTCAAGAGCGCGACCAACCCCACACCCGTAGCCCACAACATTACATGGGACAGCGAGCTGAAGCAGCTCCGCGCACCAGCAGGCATCATCCAGCACCAGACGCTCGGCATTTCCTCACTTTCGAGCAGCCACAAAGCAGCGGAATACCACTACTGGTCGGCTGTCGCATGGATGAGCGCATACCTCGACGACACAAGCCAGAAATACTACCTTTACCTCAAAGCGACGAACACGCAGAGCGCAGGCAGCGTCGGAACGGCAGAGTTCCGCCTTGAGACAGAGGCGCACGACTTCGATGGCGGAGATTGCTACTGGCTGCTGGTGGGCGTTTTGAACAGCGAATACGAGGGAGAGCGCAGCTTCGTAACCCTTTACGGATTTACAGAAGTCCTCCCCGGACGCATCACCACAGACCGCATCGCTTCCGGAACAGGAACAAGCTACTTCGATATGCTGAACAACGCCATGAAGCTGGGCGACGTTTTCGACTTCAACAGCGACGGCAACGGACAGCTCCGTCTCAAGGGTACAATCGTCCAGAGCCAAGGCGGAGAAGCCGAAAGCCCCATCGGTTGCTACAGAGGTGTATACAACAACGCTTACACCTACTACACCGGAGACGAGGTGACTTACCAAGAGAGCGCAGACCTGCCCCTTTCAACATATCGCAGAATCGGTGATACACCTACGACAGGCATCGCACCAACCAACACTTTATACTGGACGGTAATCGCCCAAGGCGTAGCCGGAGAGACAGGAGCTGACGGCAAGGACGGTAAAGACGGAGTCGATGGCAAAGACGGTATCTCACCAAACGCCAGCTTCAAGTCCACGGTGTTCATCAGAACGAACACCCAGCCAGCAACACCCACAGGAGGCAGCTGGTCGAACCCCGTCCCGACAGGCTGGAGCGACGGCATCCCTTCCGGAGAGGCGAAGCTATGGGCATCTACGCGCATCTTCAGCAGCGACGGCAATGACCCTCAGCAGGACAGCTGGACGACACCGCAGCAGATGACCGACACCGCAGACTTCGATGTCGAATACTCATCAGAGACCGCACCTTCAGCACCCAAGGGACACCCGAACACCAATACCGAGTGGAGCAATGACGCTGACGAGGACACGATATGGATGGCGACCAGCCGCAAGAGTAACGGAGTATGGGAAGACTGGCAGGTTTCACGCATCAAAGGCGAGAACGGAGCTGACGGCACCTCAATCAAGGTAAAAGGCAGCTTCAAGGAGAGGTTCGACACTCGCGCGGACTTCCTCGCTCAGAGCAGCATAACACGCCCGGCATTTTACCTCATCGATTACGACGAGGAGCTGGACGCATACTGCGTCGTAGCCTACGCATCGAAGCGAATACTGATGGGCAAAGGATACGTCACCACATACGAAAAAGCAGAAGACGGAGATGCATACCTTTACCTCACGGACGGACACCTGTACCTCGCCAACGACGACCACTGGGAAGACATCGGACAGTTCAAGGGCGATAAGGGCGACACCGGAGCTGCAGGAGAGAACGCCTACGTCCACATCAAGTACGCCAACAGCTTGGAGGAAAACGACTGGACAGACAATGACGGCGAGACCCCCGGCGACTACATCGGCATATACACCGATAACAACCCGGAAGACCAGCTCGACTGGTCGCTTTATCAGTGGAAGAAATGGCGCGGAGAGGATGGCTTCGGATACGAGTACATATACAAGCGCACCACGACCGAAGAAGCACCGACGACACCCACGCAGATGAGTATGTCCGACGACTTCGTGCCGACAGGCTGGACAGACGACCCAACAGGAGTGGACGAGGACAACCAATACGAATGGGTATGCTACCGCAAAAAGACCTCCGGAGTTTGGGGTAAGTTTATCGGATCAGCCAGCGACAACAGCAAGGCTGCACTTTGGGCGAAGTTCGGAGCAACCGGAGAGACAGGCGCGACAGGTGCAGCCGGAAACTTCACGGAGTACCGCTACGCATTCAACGGCTCAACGACCACACCGCCGACATTGAACACCGAGTCACCGAACCCGGTAGGATGGTCGACGACCATGCCTCAATTGCCGCCAGTTTCCGTAGGATATTACATATGGATGACCAAGGCAGTAAAGAGCGGAGACGGAACGAAGCTGATAAGCAACTGGTCAACCCCGGTGCGCATTTCCCCATACGACGGCATAGACGGTAAGGATGGAGCGGACGGCAAAGACGGAAGCAACGGCAAAAGCCCGGTGATGGTTTACAGAGGCATATACAGCAGCAGCAAGACCTACTACGGCAACGACAACCGCCTCGATGTAGTGAAGCTCAACGACACCTACTACATCGCCAGAATCGATGCCGGAGAGTTCTCGCAGCCAGCACCCCCGGACACCAGCAAATGGAACAGCTTCGGTGCGAGCTTCGAGAGCGTCGCCACGAATCTCCTGCTTGCAGAGGGCGCGAACATTGGCGACTGGTTCATCAGCGGAGGCAAAATCGTTTCAACGCTCGACACAGGCGACATTATCATACTGGACGCGAAGAACAACCTCATACAAGTGAAGTCCAGCACGACGGATGCCACCTACAACAAGGAGACCCTCAAACCGACAACCATCAACCTCGACGCTTCGCGAGGCATTGTGGAGGCGATAACCACCGACTACAAGACGGCATACCTGTCGCCTTCCGGAATATTCGCCAACAGAGCGGCAACGCAATGCGTATCATCCACAACCGGATGCGACCAGCGAGCAGCCATCGTAGGACTTGGATACGGATCGCTGGACAAATCGGAATGGGCAAGCAACATCGAGCAGAACCTCATCGCCGGAGTTTACGGATACGCATACAACAGCGGAACAGCACCGAGCTATGGCGGATATTTCCACAACCTCCGCGCATTAGGATTGAGCCTCGGAGTGAAATACATCACCTCGAACACATCGGCAACATACCTCACGGACAGCAGCTCGCTGGTGGTGGGCTTTTACAAGGAGAGATGCACGGTTTATCTTCCGGCAGCAAGCCGCGAGGGACAGACCATCTTCTTCAAACAATGGTGGACAGGAAGCCTCCGCATTACCCCACGTTCCGGACAGGTTCTCTACGACGACCACACCAGCAACGACTACTACGACTGCACTGAGGGACAGCAGTGCGTCGCGCATTTCATTAAAGCCAGCATCAACGGAACGAACACCGAGGTATGGCTGATAAGCAAGTATAAATTTTAACGACAAAAGACCAAAAACAATGGCAACATTAGAATACGGATACATGGACGGAGCATACCTCCGCTCCATTTGGCTGCAGGACGAGCAGCGCAGAGTTCGACAAGACGACGGCACATACATTGAGCGTACCGTAACTGCCGAAGAACAGGCGGCAGAGCTTCCGGACTTTTGGAAGCCCGTGGACAGAATCAACGACAGCCTCGTGAATTCATCCACAGACGAGGAGGTCGTCATTCCAGTCCCATACGACGCAGGAGACCACATCGCCTACAGCTACGAGCGCAAGTACAACAGCACCTGCACCCGACAGCGCATCGCCGCCCTCAAGGAGGAGCTAAGCGACAGCGACTACAAGGTTACGAAGTGCTACGAAGCGAGCTTAACAGGCGCGGATTTGCCATACGATATCGCCGAATTGCACGCCCAGCGACAGCAGATAAGAGACGAAATTAACGCTTTAGAGGACGAACTGGAAAGAAAAACGAGCTAAAGTGCTTATATTATAAACATTTTACCTAATTTTGTAGGGTAAAACCGATATCCATTTCAGACGAATGAACAAGATAAGCAATTGGCTCAAAGAAAGCAACCGATGGAAGCACCTCACAGGAGGGCTTCTCATCGGTTTGGGAGCAGACAGCACCTACTGCGCAGCTTACGCAGGGATAGGAGTCGCCAGCGCACTCGAACTCAAAGACAAGCTATGGGGCGGAGCGTGGGATTGGCAGGATTGGATATTAACCATCGCCGGAGCAGCACTTGGGCGAACAATTTCATACGCGTTATGTTGGAAGTAATTTTATCCGTAATCGGCGCACTCGGAGGATGGGAGGCGATAAAGTACCTCATCAACCGCAAGAGCAACCAGCGCACAGCAGTGGCGGAAGCAGACCTCGTCCAGTTCCATACATTGCAGGAGACCCTCCAGTTCCTGCAGACGCAGCTTAAAGAAAAGGAGGAACGCTTTGCAGAACAGACAACCGTGGTGCGGAAGCTAAACCTCGACATCATCGACCTCCTCAAAGACAAGGGAGCGATGGAGGTCGAGCTGGTCATGGTACGATGCAACGACGCAGACTGCCCCTTTCGCCAACCACCAAATGCGAAGACTCCTCCCAAAGAAGGACTCACAAAAGAACAGTATCAAGCAAAAAAACAAGAGCAACAAAATGAAGATCCTCATTGACAACGGACACGGCATAAACACCCCCGGCAAGTGCAGCCCGGACGGACGGCACAAGGAATGGGCGTGGGCAAGAGAGGTCGCCCAGATGATAGCTGAAGACCTCACCAAGAAAGGCTACGACGCGCAGCGTATCGTAACCGAGGACACCGACATCTCCATCAACGAGAGAGTCCGCAGGGTTAACACCATTTGCAAGCTGTACGGAGCGAAGAACTGCCTCCTCGTTTCCATCCACAACAACGCAGCTGGCGGCGACAGCAAATGGCACGATGCCTCCGGATTTTCGGTGTTCGTAGCCAACAACGCATCCACCAGCAGCAAGAAGCTGGCGAAAGCGATATACGACGAAGTCGCCAAGAACAGCAACCTCAAAGGAAACCGCAGCGTCCCGGCAGACCACTACTGGGCGCAGAACCTCGGCATTTGCCGCGACACGAACTGCCCGGCAGTGCTGACAGAGAATCTCTTCCAAGACAACAAGGCGGACGTGGAGATCCTCCAGAGCGCAGAGGGCAAGCGCAAGCTCACAGAAGCGCACGTCCAAGGCATCATCGACTACATTAAAGCCTTATAGCCATGAGCCAGAGAGACGAGCAATACAACGCCTGCGGAGCGACGGCAATCGCCATCGTTATCCTCATCGCCATAGCCTGCATCTTCGCAGGATGCAGCACCACGAAGAAGACCACGACGACCACCCCGACAATCGTCGAGGTGAAGAACGACACGCAGCGAGAAGTCATCCATGAGGAGAGGATAGACACCATATACATCGAGATCCCGGCGCAGAGCGCAGAACGGACAACCCTCGACAGCCTGTCCCACCTCGAAACAGACTACGCCGAAAGCGACGCACGCATCAACCCAGACGGCTCGCTCTTCCACGACCTCCGCAACAAGGAGATGAAACACCCTGCAGCCGTGAAGAACAGCGCAGACACCATCAAGGTAACCCAGACCATAGAGACACCAGTACCATACGCGGTAAAGGAAACCGTCACCGTCGAGCGAGACTTCACATGGTGGGAGACGGTACGCCTCAAGACATGGTGGCTGCTTTTGATTGCCGCAGGCGCAGCGACCGGGTGGATTTTCCGAAAACCGCTAAAAAGCATAGCAACCACAATAGCAAACATGGCAAGAAAGTAACCACACAAGCATAGGCATGATTTCAAGGTTTATGAGATTTCAATGTTCTATTGAGGGGAGGACGTCCGCGAGGATAGCCTCCCTTTCGTTTTTCAGAAAAAAGCCGTACATTTGCAGACGCGGACACCCCCGGAAACACCCCAAATTTTACATTTTTGTTGCTGCTTTGTTGCTGAGGCTTCCGCACAACCAATACACCTAACTGACACTCAATGAATTATGCGAGTTTTAGCACATTCTGCATCGGAAAGTGATACCCCATAGAGCAGGAGGAAACAGAACGGAAAAGAACCGTAAAGGAACGGAAATAACCCCACAGAGAACCAGCAGGATAGAAGAAACGTTAAAAAGGGGCGTTTTCTAAACCTTACCCTTTTTATTCCCGATTTTTTGTTGTTATTTTGTTGCTCGAAATAAAACCAGCAACAAATAGCAACAAATAGAACATGGAGAAATCAAAAGAACCTATCCGATTGAGGAAGCGAACCATGCCCACCGGAAACACATCGCTATACCTCGACATTTACCTCGACGGCAGGCGCAGCTACGAGTACCTGCACCTTTACCTCATTCCGGAGAACACCAGAGCCGACAAGGAGAAGAACCGCGAGACCCTCAAGCTCGCCGACGCGATACGAGCCAAGAGAGTGGTCGAGCTTCAGAACGGCAAGTACGGCTTCGACAGCGCATACAAGTTAGACACAAACTTTCTGGACTACTACCGGACGCTTTGCGAGAGGCGACACCAGAACCCGGAGAGCCTTGGCAATTGGGGCAACTGGTACAGCGCACTGAAACACCTTGAGCGTTACTGCCGACCGGACACCACCTTCAGAGACATCACGCCGGAGTGGGTGCAGGGCTTCAAGGACTACCTCGACAAGACCGCCAGAGTAAAAGACAAGCGCAAGCACATAACCACGACCCTCGACTCAAAGCCCCTCTCCCAAGCCAGCAAGGTCTCCTACTTCAACAAGCTGCGAGCCTGCATCAACCAAGCATTCGAAGACCGCATCATAGCGCATAACCCCCTGCGAGGAGTGGAGGGTTTCAAGATAGAGGAACGCGAGAGGCTATACCTCACCCTTGACGAGGTCAAGGCAATGGCGGCGACCGAATGCACATACCCGGTGCTAAAGCGAGCCTTCATGTTTTCATGCCTCACCGGACTACGCAAGAGCGACATCGAGAAGATGACATGGTCGGAGGTTCGCCAGCAGGGAGAGTTCACCAGAATCGTCTTCAGACAGAAGAAGACAGGCGGACAGGAGTACATCGACATCAACCCACAGGCGGCAGAATACATGGGCGAGCGAGGAGAACCGACAGAGCGAGTGTTCCGAGGCTTCCGTTATTCATCATATATGCTGATGGAGCTGAAGCGATGGGCAGTCCGCGCAGGCATAACCAAGGACATCACGTTTCACTCCGGGAGGCACACATTCGCGGTTTTGATGATTGACCTCGGAGCGGACATTTACACGGTGCAGAAGCTGCTCGGACACAAGGAGATCCACACCACCATGATATACGCCAAGGTGATGGACAAGAAGAAGCAGGAGGCGGCGATGCTCATCCCCCAGATAATACCAAAGACAGACGAAAAGAAGTGACCGCACAGGAGCGGAGGTTCAAGGACGAGCCTCCGCTTTTTTTGTATAGAAGTCCCCAAGCCCGGTCAAGAGCCACATCGGAGACACACCATAATCGCGGACGAGGAACGAGAGCCACGCGGTTTGAAAGATATCCCTTTCCGGAGACTTCTCCAAGGTGTTCAAGTTCCAGCGATTGATACCATGCTCACGGGTGAACGTTTGCTTCCCCCGGATTTTCTTATCAGCCTTGAGGCGATACAGAGCCTCGAAGAACCGACGAATGATTACTTGACTTTCTGGCGATTGCATGATTTTACAGATTTAGCGATTGCAGAGTTTACCCTTTCAGCGAGAGCCGCCTCACGATCAGAGAGCAGCGACGACCAGCGAGAGACCTCCTCCTCGGAGAAGTCCGGAGCAGAGCCACAGGCGACAGCCTCCTCGAAGCGATGCAGCTCATCGGGAGACATCACGCACATGAACCGCTCAAGGTCGAGGATGCGCTGCACATGGGAGAAGACATCGCGACGGAGGTCGCCGACCTTTTCCTCATCCAACATTTGCCCTTGACCCAGCAGCAGCCACCGAGCATTGATCTCCGGGAACGCCTCCAAGATTTTAACGACAGGCTGCAGCCCGAAGTTTTCACCACGCAAGAGTTTACCAACATACTGGGGAGTCCAGCCGAACAGCTTAGCAAAAGCCACCTGCCGACCCCCGGTTTTATACTTGATTATATCCAAAAGCCTACTATTCATTGATTTAGCGTTTAATTGGCGCGTGTCGCCTCGTTTTGCTCCGGGTGGAAGAAGTACACAGCCGAAGCCACAAAAGCGGCGTAACGCGAAATTTCAGTAAAATAACTCAAAGCACAAGACGGACGAAGAACCACCAACCTAATATAAGGTATTACTTCCCAACTTCCAAGAGGGCGAGCAGACGATCGATTTGCTCGTCCTTTTTTTCGAGCAACGAAATAAACTTATCAGTCACACGCCCGACTTCAGAATTCACATTGTTTCCACACCCGGCAACCGCCGTACCGTTATCATGGGCGACAGCAGACCCGGCAGGGAGGTCGTAGAAAAGGCAAATACTTTTGTTGGTGACACGAGCGATATCTTCAACAAGCCCGGTCTTCACGTCATCGGATTTCAGAGCAGAGTGCAGCCGCTGATCCCCTTCGAAACCAAGCAGGCGAGCCACCTCGCTGAGAGTAAGCCCCTCAGCCTTCAGAATTTCTTTAATTTTTTGACCTTTCATAAGTCTTTGATTATTAGAGATTTGTGGTTTTGAATAAATTTTTCCGAAAAAAATATCGAAAAAACAAGCAAAATTGTTTGGTAGTTCCAAACAAAAGTGTTTACTTTGCAATCGAAAACGGAAACGAAACCGTACAAAGATACGAAAAAAGAAACGAAATCGAAATAAACCGAAAAGATTATGAACGAAAAATTTAACAACATGAGCCGCGAGGAAGCCATAGAGCTACTCAAGGAGATAGCCGACTGGACAGAACAAAGCATCTCATACCTAAGCACCAGAACCGACTGGGCAAGAGGATACCGAGATGGAATCTTCCAAGCAAAGGACATCGTAAGAAACATCATTAACAAATAAACCATACAGCTATGCTACAGAAAGAATTTGAAGACCGCATCGGTCGCAGCGTGACATTCACCGAGTACGAAACAGCCAACGGCTTATACATGGCAGCCGGGAACATGGACAAGGACGAGTTCTGCGCAGAGTACAAGAGACTCATCGAGAACAGCCCACTGGCACGCGAGCTGGAGAAGACAATCGCCCAGCTCAAGGCGGAGAAGAACAACATCCAATG